TCTATAGATGTGAAGAAGCATTTGCAGATAAAAGATCAGCATTAGAATGTGAACTTGAGGAGATGATAAATGAGGAGGTGGCATGACTGAGTTTGCAGACAGGGTAGAGAGACAAAGGCTACTACAGGAAGTAGAGAAGTGGTCTAAAGGTATTAAGTATATTCATGCTAATGATGGAGTGATAGAAACTAAATTTAATAGTGGTGATATAGAGTACAAGGATACTGCAACAGGTAAGATAACTTGGCAGAGACAACGAGCTACTAAGAATACATTAGTTGATAAGTTTTTTAGAGCTATGCATGATTTGAGGATATGATTAAAAATCTATTTGATTTGTTAAGAGAGATAAATCATGTAGCAGTTTTAAGTTTAGATATAACAGTTATGATATTATGTTTGATAGGTTGGTTAAAATTTAGAGAACCAATCCTGATTGTAGGGTTTGGTATCTATCTATTTAGTACAATTGTTTGGCATATATATCATTAAGTACTTGACAAAGTTTGAAAAGTATGGTAAGGTTATATAAATTAACTGTCGTAAGGTGACTCAATGAGTTATGAAACACAGTTAAGTGTGGCTAGGTGTTGCAACTAGTAAAAGTTAGAATAGAACGAGGCAACCTCTAACCCTAGCCATACACTTTTTAAATGAGGAGAAATTATGTTTAATAAATCACTAACACTAAATGATAATCAAGTACGCACCCTGACAACGGATGCTTATGAAGAGTGTTATACTATGAAGATACCCTACATGTTAGAGCAAGAAGATGGTGATGCTATGTTTGTGATATCCTTTCCTAGTGAAGATGCATATGATGATTTCATGGCTTACATTTATGAGCCATACTTGAGAAGTAAGTGAGGGAAAATTTAATGAACCATATGAAGACTGATCTAGCCCTCACTATCTCATATAGTCTTTATCATCTTATTTTAAATAGGTTTAGTTTTGTGGGTTCTAAAGGTTCAATGAAAAATCCACTTGACAAAGTACATAAAGTGTGCTATAGTAATAATAATAATTGGAGTAAATAAAATATGGCTGATGTAAATAAAGGTACTCATTTCATGCGTGGTGTTGTGAAGTGGGCTAGTATATTAACACCTAATGAAACGTTTGATCCACCTACTTATCAAGCTACACTATTAAAACCTACTCAGGTTAATAATGCTGGTGAAGTAGTCAACGAAGATTCTGCTACCATCTTAGCTGACTTTAAGAACAGGGGTTTTAAGTTTAGTGTAAAAGAAGATAAGGATACAGAGGAAGAATGTCTGTTCTTCAAAAGAAAATACAGGGTTAAGAAACCTAAGAGAGATGGTAATGGAGAACCTATGGAAGACTCTGAAGGTAAATGGATTTTTGACATAGTAAAAAATGATGTGCCTATACTTATGGATAAGGATAATAACCCTATAAATATTGCTATTGGTAATGGTTCAGAAGTAATCATTATGTATAGTGAATGGGGTACTAAAAACCAATTTGGTGAGTTCAAAGGATTGGAATTAAAAGGGTTGCAAGTTCTTAACCTTCAAGAGTATAATGAAGATGTAGGTTTTGCAGCAGTAAGTGTAGCTGATGTTGAGGAGTTTTAAATGACAGAAGAAACTGTAGAACAGAAACCTTCTCTCACGATTGATGGTGTGCAAATATCTGTAGATGATCTACCAGAAAAAGCAAAACCTATATTCGGAAGACTTGTACGAGTGATAAACAAAGAAATAAATGCTAGTTTAGATTTGGAAGAATACAGGGCAAGTAAATTGCACTATGAAAATTTGATTAAAGCTATCTACAACGAGAGTAAAGAAACTACTCCTATTAATGGGGAAGATGAATCTAGTACTGAGTCTGATAAAGATTCAGAGTAGATGTGTGTGCCGAGAAGGAAACTTCTCTTGTCGAAACGTGTGACTACTGTAAAACCTAGATTAAATTCGGGGTATGTAGTCACACAAATGAGGGTTAGAATATGTCTTTTATAAAGAGCAATCAATTATGTCCAGCTTGTAAGAAGGAACATCTAAATATAAATGAAGATGGATCAGCTAAATGTTTTTATGCTACTTGCCCACAGCCTGACGGCTGGTTTGTAGGTGGTTCATTTGATGTTGAAGGTGTACTTAAAACTAAACAAGTTGAAAATACAATTAAACCTATGATAAATACTAATAGCATTAGTACTTTTAGTGCATTGTCAAATAGAAATATATCTGAAACTACTGCAAAAAAGTATGGTGTTAAAGTAGTTAATGGTTTAGATGGTAAACCTATACAACATCATTATCCATATTATAATGGACATGAACTAGGTGCAACTAAAATTAGAAAGCTACCAAAAGATTTTGTATTAGAAGGTTCTTTTGAAGAAACAGGATTGTTTGGAGAGCAACTGTTTAATAAAGGTGGTAAGTTCATTACCATAACTGAAGGTGAATGTGATGCTATGGCTGCCTATGAATTAATGGGTAGTAAATGGGCAGCAGTATCTATTAAAAGAGGTGCAGCAGGTGCAGAAAGAGATGTTAAAGATAGCCTAGAATTTCTTGAAAGTTTTGAGAATATAGTTATTTGTTTTGATAAGGATACTAGTGGTAAAGATGCTGCCAAGAAAATAGCTAGGCTCTTTCAGCCAAGTAAGGCTAAGATTATGACCTTGCCTGATCATTTTAAAGATGCTAATGAGATGCTTATTGCTAACAAGCATAAGGATTTTATGGAAGCTTGGTGGAGTGCTAAGACTTATACTCCTAGTGGTGTTATCAATGTATCAGAAGAGAAAGTTAAATTCTTTAAAAGGGAAAGAAAGTCTAGTGTGCCTTACCCTTGGGAAGGACTTAATAAAAAACTATATGGTTTAAGACAGGGAGAATTAGTTACTCTCACAGGTGGCACAGGACTTGGTAAGTCTTCAGTAACTCGTGAGTTAGAGCATCACCTGATAAAGAATACTGATGATAATGTTGGTATCATTTCTTTGGAAGAAGATTGGAGAAGAACTATAGATGGTGTTCTATCCATTGAGGCTAATGCCAGATTGTATATAGATCAAGAGAGAGAAAAGTTTTCTAAAAAAGAACTTGACAATTTCTTTGATATACTGTATGATGGCGAGAATAAAAATAGAGTATGGGTTCATGCTCACTTTGGTACGAATAGTATTGATGAGATATTTGCTAAGTTAAGGTTTATGATTATAGCTTGTGATTGCAAGTGGGTAGTTATAGATCACTTACATATGCTTGTCTCTGCTGTTTCAGAAGGAGATGAACGTAGGGCTATTGATAATATAATGACTAGGTTAAGAAGTATAGTAGAAGAAACAGGAGCAGGACTAGTATTAGTTTGTCACTTACGTAGGACTATTGGTAACAAAGGACATGAGAATGGTATTGAGGTAAGCCTGAGCCATCTCAGGGGTAGTCAAGCTATTGCTCAGTTAAGTGATTGTGTAATAGCATTAGAAAGAAATCAACAGGCTGATGATCCTTCTGAGTCTAATACAACTCGTATGCGTGTACTTAAATCTAGGTACACAGGAGATGTAGGGATGGCTACCCATTTACTTTATGATAGAGAAACAGGTAGACTTAGTGAATTAGCTAAGGCATCTTTTGAAGATGATGATGTAGAGTTTACCGCATTGGAGTTTTAATTATGAACTTATTATTTGATATAGAGACAACACCAATTAGTGCCTATGATATAGGCTTGAATAATATAGATGTTATTCATTGTATTGTTGCTCAAGATGTTGACTCAGAAGAAATATTTACATTTAAACCTTGGGAATTAGACGCAGGAGTTGAGCTTTTAAATAAAGCTTCAACTTTAATTGGACATAATATTATAGGATTTGATATACCAATTTTAACAAAGCTTACTTCTTTTGAAATAGGAGGTAAAAAAATAGTAGATACTTTAATTGCTTCTAGATTGTTTAATCCTTCTCGTGAAGGAGGACATAGCTTAGAGAAATGGGGATACAAACTAGGATTTCTTAAAACAAAAATAGAAAATCCTGAAGAATTTTTTAAACAGTATTCTCAGGAAATGTTAGACTATTGTGTAC